AGAAGAGATAGTAAAGCGACAGCAGGACAAGCCTCACAATGTAGGTGTATTCAATGACGGAGCAAAAGGTGAAGATGGTGGCTTGGAGGGTATGCCAACTTCTGATGAAGATAGGTTTGATGAATCAGATTTTAACTTGTCTTTACGTTATCCCCATGCTATAAGAAAGATGTGGGGAGATGAGATAGCCATAGAAGTTATGGAAGCTATGCTATTGAATAAACCTTTTGAATTGCTAAAACTTAAATTACTACAGAAAGGAGAACAAGATGCCAGATAGAATAGCTATAGGACTCAATATTATTCCTAATCCACACCCTTCGGATGAACATCACAGGAAGATGGGGAACAAAAAGAGGATGGCAAAAGCAGAATCAACAGATAGGATGAGGCAAAGCAGAAAGAGACACGAAGACAAGAACTCCAGAATGGGGTCTGGTAATCACGGAATTGATAACTAATGTATCATTTCCAAATACAAGAATACCGTAAAGGTAAAAAAGGAGGAACAAGTATGGGGTATTGGGTCGGGATGACTAAGGCAAATGGTAGTGAAGCTAATTTCTATGTAGAAGATGACAATGGAATTAAAAGATTCTACAATGGTAAAGATAAAAAGCATGAGTATAGAAATGAAGAACCATACGACCTAATCAAAGACCATACTAAAAAAGATATTAGAACTGGAGATACAGCAATCAAACCTGAACAATTACCGCAACCAGTTATAACCGTTAAACCAGAGATAAAAAAAGAAAATGCTGAAAGATTTAAAGAACTCAAAACACCAGCAGGAGAAAAAGCAAAAGAACTTCTTTCTAATAAAGGTTTAAACCATGCTTCGTTTATTAGAGCAATAGGGATGGTAGTTACACCTAAATCAAGAAGAACTACAAAAGACCAGTATTATGCTATACTAAATGAATTAAAAGAAAACGACTTAGTGAAACAAGATGGACATAATTTGTTTTACAAATAAGTAATTATATGATATACGTAGTTAGTTTAGACATCAGGAGACGACATCATGGCTGCTCCAACCGCACCAACATTAACTATAATTACGACAGAGGGTATCAAGAAAGCAGGGTATGCTAATGTCCTTACCTCACTCCTTACTCGTTCTCAAGACGAGTGGATGGAAGAAA